GGACGATTTTGAAAATGGTATCCTTTGGCAGACCTTATCAGTACATGAAGTCTTTTCGTGTTTACTGGCAGGATACAGAAGTCATGGACGATGGCATGGTTGTAAAGGGAAATGAAAAAGAAGCTCCAGATGCGATCATAGACGGCATATTAGCCGAAGCAGATATGAAAACAATGGAAATCTGGAAACAAAACCAGTCCCCGATTAGCCATACGATTGTTTCTTATCATCCAGCAGTCAAGATAAGTAAGAATGACGTGTTATTGTTTGGGGATGATCCTTGTCACGATCATAAGTTTATTGTGAAAGGAACAAAAGACCCAGCTGGAACAGGGCAGTTTTCAATTTACTATGTGCTAGAAAGAAGTGATACCGATGGGCGT